GATATTGACTAGCGGCACCAGCTATAGAAGATGTTGGCAAGTACCACGCATTCAATGTGTTTTTCTGAATGAACCATATTCTGTTTTTAAAGAGCGTAATATTTGAAGCTGTTGCAGTATCAAATCCTGTTATATCATGGGTTCCATCACCATCAGTCCACCATGCAGTCCCGTTGTAACCCTTTAGTTTATTAGCTCCGTTTACGCTCATATAAAAATTACCGCCAGAAGTGGCGATATTTTGATATTCTGAACGTCCATTACTTAAGCCGGTTACCACCGCTGCACCAACTGCACCGCCAGCAGTTACATCATAAATTTTTCCATCAGCAGTATAGGCAAACATTTTATCTGACGCGCCACCAGAATAATTTGCAAGCGTTTCAACTTGACTAGCCATTCCTGTTGCAAATTGTGCATAACCCAATCTTACCTCTACATCTGTTGTAGTCGGGAAGAAATTATTTAATGTCACTGCATCTATTGCGTCCATATCCGCAATAGAATCCCTTGCATTCCAGCCGCCAACAGGTGCTGGTATAGAGGTAGATTTAGCTGCCATTAAAAATTAGTCTTGTAGTTAACATATAATGATTTTTCTTGTGGTGATACATTCCCTGTTGCTTCAAAATAACCATTCTTATGCGGCAAAATATACTGTAACTTACCAGAAGGATCACCATTAAAAGGTTTTGTTAATTCTGCGTGATACCCACCGTCTCCAATTTGTCCATTTTTTTGCAATGAAACTTGATTACGATTTATATCTATCGATCCATATCCAGTATTTAGCCCATTTTGATTATTCAATGGATTAGACGCAACATAAGGATTTGAACTATTCATATTTAAATTATTGTTATCTTGATTTACTTCATTAAATAATTTTTGATTATCTGGATTTCTTAATGCTTGAGCCATTAACAATCTAGTAGAGGTATCCATTATGAACCGTATCCAGAATTAAAAGCAAAGTTAGATGGGCGCATATTTAACTCCCAAAATTACTATCGGGTATCTGTTCCCACCCGATCAATATTGTACTAATGCGAGGGTTCATAGATAGTGTCAGCGACCCTCCATCATTGGCTTTAGCAATAGACATTTCGGTTGTGTAATCACGTGTAAACGCGCCGGCATCAAAACCCTTAACTTCAAAGTATTTCTTTTTCAAAGCCAATACCATCAAGTTATCAGGGAAAATGCATGTATCAGTATCATCCGTAAAAGATGTTTTAGCCGTACCTGCTGCATTATTCACCCAGCCATTTGAAATATACTCAAATCCCAAAACTTCAGCAGTGGTAACCAAAGGCCATATTTGAAAATAACTTTGAAATATTCTGTAGCGAATACGGGGGCCAGTCGAGATATACCCCGATATTAACCATTCCCACTGTTGAGCAGTTTCCGGACCTAACATTTCCCAATGTTTAGACTTATCCCAATGAGTTCTGTCAATTTGTCTATCGTAGTCAGAAGGCATTGAGTACTTTACTTTTCCAAGCGTATAAGTCGCTCCGGTATTAGTAGATGTAGCAGGCTGGGAAAGGGTGATTGTTGAACCGGAAGGAGCAGAAGCCACATAAGTAGCCTGATTTATTCCTGACCCTGAAATTTGATAAGTTGTGTCTATTCCTGAGATTGAGGAACAGTTTGTTAAACTAGAAGAACCAGAGACGGTATCTCCAGTTATTGAAGTGTATGAAACAGTGATTAAATTCTGTTTAGCTAGAGCTTGCCAGATATAAGCGCGTGAGATTTCACGTCCGCAAGCGTTCAACAATGCTAGTTGTTGTACTACGTCCTGCTGTGTATTGCCAGCTACATAAGTTGGTACATTAAGCCCCATTTCTCCTGTGGCTTGTTGTACTAATTGAAGCATTGTTGAACTCATAAATCACTCCTTTATACCTCTTCAGCTTTTACCTTTGGCTTGGGGCCACGTTTAGCTGGTTTCACTGAGGACTCAAGGAGTTGAGCCATTTGTTCTTGCATTAGTTGAATCTTAGCATTGTTTTCAGCAAGTTGTCTAGTTAATTCCTGATTCTTTGCTTCTGCTTCTTGATAATGTTTTTCAGCTTCATTTGCAACCGCCACGCCACTAGCAATTTTAAGATATTGTTGTGCTTTTTCACGGAAGGCAAAGGGTGACATTCCTGCGATCATACCGATTCTTTGAATATTTTGATCTGAAGCATTCGCAACAGCATCAACCGTAAAGAACTTCATAGCGCGGAATTCTTCAACTTGGGCTGCAGATACTTGAGGCCATTGAGATAGAGGCGTTCCGATTTCGCGTGCATCATTAGAGTGTTTGTTCACAAAATGTGCCCACTGTAGCGGGAAGCGTTTTTTGTGATCTTCGCGTACTGGTTGATCTATGATCGTATTATTATCACCCGGGACAAATATTTCCACAAAATCAACATCTGTAAAAATTGGTCTACCTTGCGCGGCTGTTTCAAAGTTATTAGGAACAGGCTTTACATAAAACCGTACTGCCAGGCGTGAATCAGGGTTATGCGCCCCTGTGAAATTAGGATTGTCTGCGTCTGAAGCTATCATTTGAATCTCCTAAGTAGTTAGGTTAACTGACTGGGGGCGGTCAGAATTACGCCTTTGATACATAAAAAAGAGCCGCAATGTTTTGATCTTCTGACCATTCAACATTGAAGCTCAAACTTTTAAATAAATGTTCCCACCATGCCAAAGGTTTTACAGTTAGGTGCAAGTCTTGCCCAATTAATTCACCCATAACATCCGGTACAGTGGAAATTTGAAAAAAACATTTTTCGCATTTATCCATGATATTTGTGATTACATCTTGCACTTTTTCAGGCTCAATATGTTCCATAACATCGGTACAGTAGCCATATTCTGCTGGCTCTATATCAATAGGCTGGGTAAGGTCAACGCGCTTAAATGGTAATGTCTTTGCTTCAAGATCGCGGCTATTGTCCGTAAAGTCCAATAATAGAACGTCACATCCAGATTCCTTAATCTTCAATGCGCCTCGCCCTGTACCGCATCCAAAGTCAATTACCTTACCTTTAGGTTTAAACATGGTGATAAATTTATCTGCGCATAACTCACCTGGCGCAACTTCTCTATATTCTGGATGAGTCCACATCAATTCATACTTCGCTTGCTCACCAAGCTCTACGATGTTATCCCATGCGGCCCACATATCAGGAAGAAGCCCATAACCATGAACGTTGATTTTGACCCCATATCCCATAAGCGCACGGGCAGTATCCATAAACTTTTCTGCTTGAAGCTTCATGGTTAAGCTGCAAATATAGTCTTTACCGCCAAACCTTACAGAGGCCATCGGCTCGCCATCATTAATTTTTTGATGAAAAGAATGTGAGTTTTCGCCTTTATTGCTTGAGTCATACCCGTAAATCTCAAGTTTTCTGTATCCCATAGCATACGCTAGGCATGTTGCAGTATTGCCTACAGAAGCCGCCCCACCAATCAAGCAGTAATCATTCGCATAATCTGGTAGAAGTTTGTCGATGCCTTCTATTTGAAGGTGCCATACAATAGCATCGGGCGCTTTTTCAAAGCATTTATAACTAACTTGTGAGGCAAAAAGATGCTTTTTAGCTGGGCCAACAAGATCAGCGGTTACTTCTCGCGCATCAATCATTACTTGATAATCGGCAAGAATCCCATGCTCATCAAGAAACTTTGCGGCTCCGTTCATGGCAAATACAACTCCGCCATCTTTTTGTGCTCGTCGTATTTGTTCAAGATTATCCGCAAGGCTTGGGCCACTTCCGCATAGGATTGCGATTTTACTATGTTCAGCTTCAAGACGTTGCCATTTGCCTTGTCTGCGTGAGTTAATACGGATGTTTTCGTTTATTACTTCGTCATCTGTATTACAGATAACATTGATAGGCAAAATCAAAGGATTCTTTGCGCCCGGGTTGTGATGTGTTATTTGCAAATTACTGTATGGGAGTTGCATTTTTGCTCCAGTTGTAAATTTACTCAACCCCCTTGAAAAGGGGCTGAATACTTTTACATCTTATGAGGCCCTTCCCTGCATGTTCGGCCTGTTAAGCACTACTTGCACAGTAGTACGTCCGGCAGTAGCCGAAGCTACAGCGGAAACCAATGCACCCTGAACTTCTTTGCCTGAACCTGTACCGGCAATCAGGCCGATAGTCAGCACACCTACAGCGGCATTTGCAGCAAGCGATACAGTGCAAGTCTTTTTAACCACTGCAACACCGCTAATCTGATACCAGCCCCAAGTTGTTGCGGCGGTATTTGCAGACATAGCAATGGCGATAGGTTGAGGCTTGTTAGTACCTACAGCAGCCAGCGTAGTAGTGAAGCTGGTTGTGTTATAGGTAACAACAGAACCTACAGCAGTTGAGGCAACACCAGCCAGCATGATGAATTCAGCAGTCCCATAAGTAGGATCAGACGCTTCGATAATCATGCCAGGATATGCTGGCGCAGTTGGGTAAGTAGTAGTGCTACCACTAGATACCGAACTAGGGGGCAAATATCCAGCGTCAACGTTGGCAATTTGCAAGAAACCCAATTGAGGGGTAGTTACGGAATAAGTCATAATATTCTCCTTTTCTTTTGTTGTTAGGCTATCAAAACGCCTTGGAACTGAGCGCCTGAAGTGGTCAAGTTGCCAGCCCAGCCATACAGTTTAACAATAGCATCTTGGTTAACTGCCTGACGTTCTCCGCCAATTGGCACAAAGTTACGATCTTTATGCGGACGCAGGAAGATGTAATTTGTATTCAAGAACCACATATGGTTAGCTGTTGCTGATGCGCCGATACCGCCATCCATTACAACGTCAGCACTCATACCACCACCGTAGAACTTCAGTGATGCGAAGCCTGCGGCAGCATCAGAGTCTGATGTTATACGTTGAATAGCTTGGAGAGAATTGACATACAGTCCATAGTAGTTACCGTCAGCCACGATCAAATCCGCTTTATCGTTACCGCGTACCAGACGCAATGCCAAGGTAGTCATGTATTGCTGAATGTTAGAAGCACTCACCGCAGCACCACCGTCTGTCGCACCTGAATATTTCTGAGATTGCCAGAAAGACCAAGTAGCACGGTTGATACCACCATAAGTACCAGAGCTAGGGGCATCAGGCACAGCAGCAGCCAGACCAGTGATGTTTTTACCACCGTTACCTGTACCATCCAGATAAATGTCACCCGCGATACGGTTAAGCAGACGAGCTTCAGAAACTTTCATACGACCATCAAGCAAGTCGATAATCTGTTCTTTGCCGCTATTTTGCAAACCTTCAAGGCCGGACATTGTTACTGCATCGGCATATTGAGTAATAGCGTATTGCGCTGCACTGATAGGGCTGTCAGGGCTGATGTTAATCAGTTCATAACCGCTATATGAGTTAGCATTGTTAGTGGTAGTGTCGTTATACATAATCTCTTCCAAGATCACGTTACCGCCTGAGAAAGGACGCACATTGCCTTTTGTTTTCAAACGGCGCAGAAGGGCGTTGTTGTTAGTCAAGTTATCAGCCAGTTCTCCCGAACGTGACTGGATGGTTGTTGCGATAATGTCCGTAATTGCGCTATTGGCGAAGGCCATAATATTCTCCTAGAATCAAGTTAAACTCTTGACCCGCTCATTAAATTATCCACCGCTTCAGATAATAGAGCGCGTCTATCCTTTGCCGAGCCTGTAGACACTGATCCACTAGGTGTGGATGACTTGGTCGATACCGCTTTGGCTTTAGCCTGTTTAACAGCATCCTGATTCACATGCGATGGAACCTTGACTTGTTCTAGTCTTTGGTTGAGCATCGTTTCAAGTGGTTCAGAAGCTATTTCATAGGCTTCTTTTAAGGTTTGAGCTTTTCCTGACTCAAGGAGTTGAGCCATGTTGCCTCGTACCATTTCAAAATATGGATACTTTGACGCATCCGAATATTCTGATAATTGCTGTTGAACCTGTTGGTTCTCTAGCTGATCTTTCCAACCAGTTACGCCAGAAACTTGACTTTTGATAGTCTGAAGTTCTTGCATTAACTGCATTATTTCTTGATTAGGTTGCCCGCCTTGTTGCTGTGTAGCAACCATGTTAAGCGGAATACCATAATCCTGTGCTAACTTTGAAAACAACGCAATCTTTTGTTGCGGTGTTCCCTTTGTTAGCATCATGTGCGCATTGCCTAAATTCTGGATGAATTGCCCAGGCGGTATGTTCTGCGCTTGCAAGTCTGGTACAAAAGGCGCAATGGCATCTTGTAGCATCTTTGCTTGCTGGGCTTCTGCTTTATAGGTAGAAACACCAGTCTTATATTCATTTTCACGCTGGTTGCTGTAAGCCGCTAATTTTGCGCTTTCTTCAAGGCTTAATTGTTCGCCTTTTGATAACTTGTCCCAAATAGGGAGATATTCTTTTTTCCAAGTAGTAGGCCGCATTAAAGCTGGCTTTTCTTCTTGTGTTACTTCCGGCTTTTCTTCCTGAGTAACTTCAGGTTTAATTTCTACCTTGTCAGTAGCAAACTTTCCTGATTCGTCCCTGAGTTTTGGCTCTTTAACTTCAACTTCTTGAATCTGTTCTTGAGGTAGTTCAGATTCTACCTTGTCAAAACTTGCTTCTATCGTGTCGCGCAAAGTGGTTTGCGGTTCCATATTTACTCCAATAGCCTCACGGCATTTAAGTTAATTTCAATATTAAGCCGTAGTCAAAGCCACCCATTGAGTAGTGGTCAACTTCTTGTATTGTGTCAATTTATATGTCAACTGGCTAAAAGCCGCATTCGCAGAACCTAATCCTGTACCAGCTACTGCAATAGCAGCACCAACGTTAGGATAGACTTTAAGGGTTGAGCCAGAGTTATTAAACACCAAAACCGTGTCACCAATATCACCGTTCAGAACTACACCATTAGTGCCGTCTGCACTGGCAACCACACAGTTAGAAGCTGTCAATGTGGCGGCATCTGCTTGGGTAGAACCTGCTGCGGTGATTGCAGCATAACCACCACCGAGCGCATGCGCTTGACCAGCCGAGAATCCACCACCCATCAAATCTTTAGAAAGTGCCATAATATTACTCCTTTATCCTAGATGTCTATAAACTTCGCGGCCTATTACATCCTTCAGTCCCTTGGGTTCTTCAGGTTTCCGCTGTTGCTGCTTCTCGTTACCTACTTCAATACACCCGTGCTGTTTTAGGTGATTCCTGTGTTGTGATCGTGACTCTATCACACTTCCATCTATTTGACTAGTATATGGTTTTATATCTGGAATAATTCCAAAATTAGGCCTGATTTGTCCTGTTTGAGCCATCGCTTTTTCATCAAGGGCAAGTTTAGCCTTCCAGACTGACTCTTGATCTTCAGGCTTGATGTTCCATTCCCTTAACCATTCGTCTTTAATCGCTCCACATGCACTAATATCCATCATTCAGCCCCTTGTGCAGCTTGCGCGGCAGTGATTTGAGCCGTTTGCAATGTAGTATTAGCAGCTATTTCTGCCACTTCTACTTTTGCCTGGTTGTTCATATTAGCTATCATCAACTCAAGGTTATGGCGCATTTGTTCTAATTTTGCATCATTAGCCATGCGTAATTGCTCAAGCTGTGCATCCTGCTGGGCTTGTAGTTGTGATCTTTGCGCTTCAACTTGATTTTGATGTTGGATTTGCTGGGCTTGCATTTCCTGTTTATGCTGCTCAAGCTGCATTGTTCTTTGTGCATTAGCTTGTTCTGCTTGTTGATTAGCCATTAATTCACGCTGATGTTGCTGGTCAGCAAGTTGTGATTTCATCTGTTCGACTTGAATTTGCGCATCTGCTTTAGTCTTTTCAGGGTCAACAGGGGGTTGTTTAGGTTGTGCAGCCATTTGTTTTAATTTCTCGGCTGTTTCATCAAATTGCCCTTCCATGCCCTTACCAACTTTAAATCCAGTTACACCGAATTTAAGCATTTCCATCATTAAAGGTACAAGTTCAGGTGATTGCTGTCCAACGGGTAGTGCTTTTTCAAGGAATGAACTCACAGCACCCAAAAACTCAACTCTGTCCTGTTTTTCTTGAATCTCATCCATCTGCACCATGGAATCAGCAGCGACTTCAATCCTGAATGATGAAGTATCAGCGTCTTTCAACAGAGCAATGGCTTTAGGGACTATTAATTGATCTTGTTCGGATAGTTCAAGACACCCGCCAATCTTGATAATTGTATCAGGCTGGAAGTGTTTGCAGATAATCTGCGCTTTGATCTGTAGTAGTTCAGTAGCAAACTGAGCTACTTTCATCTGCTGAGCGCGAAGCCTCATAGACCCAAACTGCGATTTTAGCTTCTGTGCAGTTGCACTCTCCCCAGCTTCGGTTGATCCACGGATAATATCCGCCATTCCGGTGATTTCGTAAATCTGCTTTTTCTGTTCTTCAGCGGCTTGGTAACAGGCTTGTAACGCTTGGAATATCGGCACAAGATCAATCAGGTTAATTGCACCTTTCAGTCCGTTCTTTTCAGCAAATGCCGCCCAGTTCTTAACAGGGATCATTGAACCCGATTCGCCTTCAGTGAATACCCGAGCGAGTTCAGGAACAGAAGCATCATAAACACCTTTAACCTGTAAAGCCTTTACTAATCCTTCAATACGGTCTGAAATAATGTCAAGGGTATTAGCCTGGTCTTGATATAGAGCGAAATCAGGCGTAGGAATGAGGTTATCAGTGGTTAGCGTGGCATACAGAGGTTTGGGACAAGGCCAAAAGTTCTCCAACTCTAATGGGTCTTCCTTTTCATCAATGATCTGCCCGAGTGATTTACTTAACCAATAAGCCTTATTTGATGTTTTATCCCATATCTCATAGATTACGGCTTCGTACATATCACCGTCACCTGCTGACTTTTTCATATCTTCAGGCTTTGTATCAAGCGGTACTTTTCCGCCGATCTCTTCACCAAAGCGCTCATTTAGAGCGTCACGGGACATATAAACTCTACGCCATACCGCTGTTACTTCTTCCCAAGTCCTGGCGATAGTATGCCCAAAGTCTTTCCAGTGAACATAATCACAAGGGGCGCACTCGTATTCGATCTGTTCGTTTTGTTCGGGGGTTTCATCCTCGGCTTCGTCAGCATCTTCAGTAACTTCTAAACCGTCTTCCGGTATATCAACAGTCGTAATATGTGGCTCATAGCGTACCCATGAAGTGCCACGACCACCTAAGAAGCGGTCAAACACAGATTGATCCATAGCCGCACGATAATCGCTGTAATGGTCAATCTCGTACTCTAAAGCACGTTCCAGGATCATTGCCGCTACTCTACCTACTGGATCATTGTCTTTAAAACGGCGAGATACGTCGGGCTTTGGCAAACGCGAAAACACAGCCGGGATGACTGTCTGTACGTTAGACCACAGAATATTGAATTTGGCTAGATTATAACCCCGTGAGTTTTGAGGGTCATCACGGTAACGCTTAAGAATCTTCTCTGTGCGCTTTTCCCATTTACTGAATTCGCGCTCATAAGTAGCAATGACTTTGATCCATTGCTGTGCGGGGTCGTTTACTTCTTTGGCTGATTTTCTAGCCATGATTATGCGCTAAATATGCCAACTGCCATCACTTCCACACCAGCAGCTGTGGTAATAGACCAAGCGCCAGTTGCAGAACTCATATTAAGCTCGATCGAATAACAACCAATTGGTGTATTAGCTGGCACTAGAGTATGAACTAAAACCCCACTGTCATTAAGCTGCACTGCGCTTGTGGCTGCTGTTGAAACTGTTACAGCTACACGATGCAAATAATCTCCTGTTGCGCCCGTTCCACCTAAAACTTGTGCCGTTTGACTTGCCGCAACGTGCTCGTATTGATAACGATATGGTAAATTGATTCCTGACATAAATCACCCTTCTGCCTCACGGCGAACTAGTTAAGCTGATTATATGCTTAATTTTGCATAAATGTGCAAATAAATGCAATTTTTTGTTAAATTCTGCTCCTTGGTGTTGGGGTTGATTTCCACATTTCCTCCAAACTTACTGTTTGCTGGCCTACTGTTATACCTCTTATTGCTTCAACTCCTTTAGGCTTATCATTTACCCACGGCCTAGACATGCAAGCATAACGCCATTCATCTGCTGCATGATCTTCCCCATCTGTATCAATATCCTCTATCCTGTCTTTGTCGTGCTGTTGCACAGGTATTGTTCTAATTGACTCAGTGCAAGTTGAAAAACAAACAATCATAGGCCGATCAGAATCCTCCCCAATTAACCTAGATCGCATTGCATCCCATCCGCCCATTGCACCTCTTTGGCCTACTCTAGCATTATCAGCCCTACGAAAAATAACTTTTGAGCCGCTGCCAGTATATATTCGTTCAGCGAGACTTTCACCACCATCTGCCGTGAATGCAGCGGGATCAAGCACTGAGTATGATATTTCGTCATATCCATCTTTTTGTGCAATTGAAGCGCCAACGTCCTCAGCCACCATTTTAATGCCTACATTATATTGTATAGTCCCGTAAGCATCTTTTTTAACCCCGTACCATTCTTTATACCTAACCATACACCCTCTAGGCAAGGTTAAGCCCTCATGTGTCCGGTAATCATCTGATACAACAGCCCACCATCCAAAAGAGAATGGTTTTGCACTCCCCCAGTCTCCAGACCTAAATTTAAGCCAGTGTCCAGGTATCGCAAATGGCCTAATAACGTGTCGAGATTGGCTCCAGCAATCAAAAAATGCCCCCGCTACTATATTCCAATCACCCTCTAGCCATGCTTTCCGCAACGCATCATTACCACCCGTTGCGGCCTTGATTCTATTTCTATATTCTGGATCGCTAACTAAAAGAATTTGATTATCTGTTGTTTTGGAGGGGACGAACATTCTCACAAAGCCAGTATCAGGGTCTTTAAATGGTTTATATTCGCCATTAGAAACGTATCGTTCCTTTACCCATCCATGACCTATACCTCCCGGATTCCCTGTAGCCCTCATCGTGCATGGTACGCCGTTTGGGCTTCGCAGCGTTGATAGCATTTTAAGCAATCCCGCTGGGGTTGGGTATTCGGTCACCTCATCAAAGCTGATATGCGTGTATTGATGGCCGTGATACCTGCCGTAATCTCGCTCATGCTCAATAAATCTCATCTTAACTGTTGCCCCATTGGGCCAATACCAGCAGTTTGAAAAAGGATAGCTTGAGCTAGGTTGTGTTTTGTATATCGCGCCGGATTGAGGGAATACCTCACATGCTCTAGCCTGTAGTTCTTCTAGTTCTGCATAAGTTTTGCGGAACATAATCCCACGTGACTTCCCGTTATAATTTAGAGCTCCATCCTCTTGATAACCAAGCTGATAATCAGACTTCCCACCGCCGCGCTCCCCACCATAAAAGAGCTCATCGCACCAGTCAGCTAAAAGAGCGCTACTCTGTGGGCCTGCCTGTGGTTCCCAAACCATGTAGTTTTAACCATTCCTCTTTAGTTAACTTTGGACGGGCAGAAACTCCAATTTCTAACCCTCCAGATAATTTCGCTTCGATTTTATCAGTAACAATACCGGCGGCCTTTGCCCTGCCGATTTCAGCTTTTATAGCTGCGTCCCATTTCTCTGAAGCTTCCGCCATTTTCCCAAGATGTTCAAGCCGTGCTAGGTGTGTTTCAAGCGTGATTTGAACAATTTCTACTATTGGTTTACGTAGCTCAGCCACCCTTTGTGCAATATTAGGCATTGCCATAAGTTTTGCAGCACTCACGTTTACTGATGAAGGCTTTGTGCCAGGCTTTACCTCATAGGCTACACGATAAGCGTCTGATTGATTCTTCCCGCTTGCAACCTCTTGCGAGAATCTTTCTTGTTTTGATGTTAGGGCCATTGATAGGAGGCGTGATTCTCGCCATTTAAGTGATTAAGTACCTTTTAAGCTACTTATCAAACGAGTCAACATCCCTCTACGATCTTGCGGGGCTTGTTCTTGCGGTTGTTGTGTTTGACTTTGCACCCATTGCTCAAAGGGAGGTGGTTCTTGACCGTCCATCGCCATCTGGGTTGCCATTTGCATATACGGCTCACGGAATTTAGTCAGCATCATGGCGTTATTTGCCATTCCTGAACCTAAAGGGCCTTGTCCCATTGGTTGTTGTGGCGGTTGTTGCCCCGTCGTGGCCTGCATATTTGGCCCTGGTTGGGGCGGTTGCATTTGTGGCTGAGGGATTTGTTGCGGCTGAGGTACTGGCATGTCCATGATTTACCCTTTCATCCAAAAATAGAAAATTGTTATCCATACGGCTAAACTTATGGCTATCCATTCAAACATTATGCCGATTGCTTCCATAATATCACCTATTCGCGATAACTAAGCCCCTTTATGAATAACCAGCGCTACAACGGCCAATCCGACCATCGCCACAATGCCGAGCGCGCCAGTTACCGTCCAACTACTGGTCATCTTCAATGCGGGCATATCCTCTTCAATCTTCCTGGTGCGGGTCTCAATGTCCTTATTTACCGCTGCCTGCTCAATTCTGTTCTTTTCAATTTCAGTAAATGCCCGGCCCAGCGCTTCTCGGGTTTCCTCGTGCTTTACTTCCAGTCTGGCCAGAGTCGTCAACGATTCAGCGATACTTTTAACCGCGATCGCCATGTCTGCTGTAATCCGTTCGAGATTGCTTAGGCGATATGCGATCAATTCGTTATCCTCGTGCGGCATTACTTACGCTCCGTGCAGGCATTTAGACACAAATATGCTTCGGCAGCTCTTCGTTTAACTAGCCCGCTTAAAACTTTTCCGCCACCCTTAACCCATTTCATCAGCTCCGCTGGCACATCATCCCATCGACCTGAATTAATGCGCCTGCGCAGGTTGCTGATGCGCAGGTTGCCGCTGCCGAGGTTGAAGGTGAAGTCGATAATTGCCGCCAGCCGATCAGGATTGTCGATGTTAGGGCAGAGCTTGAGTACAGCGGGGAGGTATTTTGTGCGGATCATCCAGAGCAGCATATCTTCGGCTTGCTGGCGGGTGATTGGTTGATCTGTTAATTGTACGGCGCGTCCGTCAGGGTAAAAAGTTGCCCCATAGCCGATAGTCGGAACTCCGGCAGGACACAAATATGGGGTTGAATAAAAGCCTTCGAAGCGGCGGCATAGCGCAGCAGCAACTTCGATTGCAAGGCTCACATTCATTACTTGCCCCTGTGCTTCAATGAGCGATCTGCAACATAGATGCCGAGGATTGCCCCGACCAGCTCCCTATCCCAATCGGTCATGACAAAGCCGTGCTGGACGAACTGAACTATTACCATCACAGTGGCCACTGTTGCCAGCCATGGGCGGATTGCGCCATTCCAGATATCTATTAGCTTGATGCCGGTTTGTTTGCCGACGTCGGTCACGGCTTGCGCCCAGGCACCGGTTTCAAGCTGGCTAGTAATGGCGTCAGATTGCACCTGAATTGTTTTAACCCCGAGTCCAGCCTGCACCGTAATGGATTCAAGGTTGCGTGCGTGCTGCGCTGCATCTTCCTCGCCCTGTAACTTCATGCGCTCTATTTCGTGTTCGTGATCCTGCTTTTTGGTCATGTAGGCCGATACCTCGCCCCAGACCATGCGGAAAACTGAACCACCCAGAAAAGATATTAACGCGCTCATGAAGCCCCCTTGAATTCATTTATTCACTAAAATTCTACCGTAATTTGAATAAAAATCAAGCCTAAACAGTGGATAACTTTCAAAATATTTCGTACAAATTGTGGATAACTTTTGTTGACAACATCAAAACATGAGCCTAATATGATAACCATGCACTACGGAATAACTCTACCGCCCCAGAGTTCTGACATCGGCCAGTTAGCCCGGTGAGGAGTAAAAAAATGAAATCCCAAATCACATTGCACACACGTCTGAATTCCGGAATCTACAAATCTCATGGGGGCGGTCAGGATGTGACTGTCCGCAATTGGAATTGCGGCCCTGCCAATCTGCTCAAAGCGCTGGATGCACTGTATGAAGAGCGCCAGTCGAACATTCGCGGATACGGAAATATCGGATGCGGCAGTTCGTGGCTTGAAATTGATGGGGAATTTTTCGACGCAACCGCGCTTAATGATGAAATTCAGTTCGAGCAATATATTCGCGACGACAAGGATTTCTACCGCGCTCCTCTCAGTAAAATTCAAATCGCTAAAAAATATATATGAGTAATTTTCAATCTCTGATGCGCCGCGCCGATACGATGCGGCGCATCGAAACAAATTATCTGCATGAGGCGTGGTGGACAGGCTACATAAAGGGTCTGCGCCGCGCCCACCACGGTGATAATTTCGGCACCCAGGCAGAGCATGAAATGTGGTTATCTGCCGCTCTCTCGAATGACGAGAGCCGCGCAGCATTGGGGCACGGCTATCAAGCGGGGCTCACCCTCGAACCTCGCGATCCTGACTGATATGAGCAAATCAAATAAATTAAAATCCGGTACCAGCCGCGTCGACGCGAGGCTGTTGCTCGCCATGCTCGCGTATATCTCGCAGCATCATGGCGTAGCGGTTCCAGAGCTGTGCGGTGAGCTGGGCTTGTCACGCGCCACCGTGATGCGCATGATCTCCAACGCTCGCGAGCAATACGGCGTGCTCATCACCTGGCGCCGCGACAACACCATGCCGGCAAATGGCGAATACAGCGTGGAGGATTGGGGGGTATTCGATTCGGTGCGGATTAAGAATTTTTTACGCTAATTTACTACGCGATCCGCTTCAACGAAGTCCGAATCTCGCACAGAAACCCCCGCACCGACGCCCGGTAAACTTCGACACCCGCCTGCTTGCACCTGAAGTCTGTCCGTATCGACACATCCGTGATCTGCTGCCCGAAATAGACGCGCACCAGCTTCTGTATGCCGCGCCGGTTGTGAAGTCCAGTGGGCAGCGTTGGCATGATTGCAGTGACCAGCGCTGCTATGGCTTCCTCGTCTAGCTTGCGTGCGGCCTTGTAGCTTATCTGGAGGGGAGTCATTGCTATCCTCTGAAAAAAGACTGCCGTTTTATAGCCGAGATTGCCAGCGCCCTGCGTAATTTCCTTGCTGTATAAAGCCAATAATCAGTCATCTTGTCTCCAATATTTCAATCCCGTGTACAGTTGCCATCAAGTGCCGCTTCAGCCGGTACACAGGAGTTTCCATGCCCTTTACATCCTCTGTGACCCGTTTCCCATCCTGCATATACACGAAGTCAGCTACGTAACGGATAGGCGGTCGCTTGCGGCCTTGTATCACCACGGACGGAGCGAGTTCGTATTTAACCTGTAGCTGCAATTCGGTTATCTTTTTCGCCTTACCCAGCATGATGAGTTGCAGGTATCGGTTAGCCTCAGCTTTACTCGAAAAAGTAATCCCGTCGATTGTGGTCTTTTTGGCACCGTATTTACTCATGAAAACATTCTTTCAAATTTGCAGCTGGCAGATTTCAGCAGCTCATTGCATTTATCCATCAGATATTCCTGAGTGCCATATTTCGCCTCAAATCTAGATTTCCAAGGGTGAATACTCGGCGCATCCTGCCCGCCTGTCTGGTGATGCTCTGCGCATAGTGGCAATACTTTCCGATGCGCTCCTGGCTTGGTGCGACCATCGCAGTGATGGATGCTTACTACCGGATTGTGATGACCATCAATGCGGCACGCGATACAGCCAATTGTTTCAGCAAGGGCGATCCAGTATTGCTTGTCTGATTTTGTAGGGTTGCTCATTTTGTTGGCGCTTCCGGTAGTGGCATCCATGCAATAGGTTGTTGTCCTCGTGTTTCACGTACCCCAAGTATTTTCTCCATGTCGTGAGTCCAGTATGGCTTTGGGTTGTTTGAATATTGGTCATCGTTCCATTTCCCGCACGCTGAAAATATATTTGTAAAAATGCACGTTTCATAACAGAGAATAATTCTTTGATCCTTCGGCGCGGTTTCAATCGGTTGCCATTCGTTCTTATTCATGATTTATCACCTCGTCAGTTATCCACCGCGCTCCAATGACACTGCGGCACCACCTCACAGGCTGCGATTTCAACCCTTGTGTACTTGGATCATCCCCAATCAAAAAAGCCTGTGTAATCGCGTCTGTGCATTGATCCTTGCTTAAATCCAGACTACTGCCGCCCAGCATAATTAAACCTGCCGCACCTTCTCCACGATCTACAGCGGGCATCATTCTCCAACCCAGAACCGTGCCGCTTAACATATGCCGCCAATCATCGCGACTTAATCTGAATCCGTGCCATCTAATTTGGCTAGATAAGTCTCCACATGCAGCATTAAAAAGATTGAGCTGGACGCGAGTAGCCTTCCCGTCACCACTGTCTTTCCATTCTCCATCTTTCATAATAAAAACCCCCTGCTCTGCATAAAGGCTATCGGATGTTTTGAGCTTTTTTGCTGATTGCAACGTTGTGACCAATACATACACAGCGAAGCCAATTTACGCAGCGCGGAAATAAATTTAGGAATAATACTCACACCGCCACCGCCTCTTTCTCCGCATCATCCGGGCTATACACCTCATCCACCTGATCGCCAGCCAGCTTGATCGCAATATCGTGCAGCACGGCAACATGAGCCACAACGCCATCCATTGAATCTGGCCAGATAACCCGGCTCATTGGTGAGCTTTGCAGATCATCAAAACAACATGCTGCCTGTGCAATGTCGATTGACATTTGCAAATTCTCAGATTGATTGGCCGTGTAAAATGCGTGGCACATTTCGGTTGTATGGTTCAGGTAGTTGTGCTCGTTTTTGTTCACGTCTAGGCCGTGTAGTTTTGCTAGGATTTCGAATTTATCGCTCATGCTTCCCCCTTGGTTGGTTGATTTTGTCAAAAATTTACGTGGCACATCGACAATGCGCCCTTGGTGTTGAGTGAGCTGTAAAATTCGCGCATCTGCGCATCACGCTCGGCATACGGTACTACGGGTGCACTTGATTGTTTTACACATGGATTACGTGCTGCTTTTTCTTTTCTCAGCATGTAGTCAAGTGCGCTGTTTACCCTACGTCCGGTTACGCCAAGCTCAAGCTTTATTTCCTGCTTCGTCTTTCCAGCGGTGAACAGTTCGCGGATTTTGGCGCTGGTTTGTTTGTGGGCGGATAGTTGTTTCATGCTTGCCCCCTCGCATAGCCGACAATAAATTCACGGTATCCCTCTGTTGTACGCATCAAGTCCATAACTTCGTTAATGATCTGATCGTCCGTTTCTTTGATGCGCGTCAACCATTGACGGATAAACTGTTGATCTTCGATTAGCTGTTTCAGTTCTTTAGCTGTCATTTTTTATATCCCCTCTTTCCAATCAAAGAAAACCATTTTGTTGCGGTCGTAATTCAGGTTTACTTCGCCTATCCATCCATCACCGTTGCGCTGCGCCTCAACTTTCATTATTGCGTCAGGCTCATGCCCCAACTCAGCATCACCAGGCTTTAACTCCTTGGCCTTATTGCGCCAAGTAAAGATCACGTTTTCCACCATGTCGCCAATCTCAGACGCGCCCTTAATGTCATGGATGGAACCTATAACGCTATCGTCACGGCCTTTGCGTGCATGGGCTACGAGGTGAATATGAACATCTGTGATGTGCGCCACGTTTTGCAGGCGATCCACAAAGTCTTTCTGTTTGCCGTAATCATCGGGAGCAATGCCGCACTTCATCAGCGAGTCAATCAGGATGTGTTTAACGCCAAGCTTCTCAATCGCAAAGCGGCATAGCGCGATCACCGTGTCAGGCTTAACGCTGCGCTGCTGGTCATACAGCCATAGGCATTTGCTCATCACTTCGAAGAAGGAATTAAAATCTCTCTCTTCTGGATAACGCGAACCCAGAAACTGAACCATGAGTTTATGAATCACCTTATGCGCTGGGAACTCAGGCGAAATAATGAAAACCTTGTGCGCGTATTCCGTAATCATGCTTTGCAGCACTTGCGAAATAAGGCTTGATTTGCCATGCCCCTTATACCCAGCCCACACCGTCATTTCAGACGGGCGAAACTCGAAGTTGCCGTGAAAGGGCGCAAACGGCAGGGCGTAACCCTTGTCTGTTTTTCCCTCCATCATGTCGCGCACCATCTGCTTGAAATGGCTTGCATCACGCACCCGCACCTTTTCTTCGTCGCGCATGAAGTCGGTCAGGTCTATTTCTGGCGGGATGATGTTTGAGAAATTCATCATCGCCTCTTCAATCTGCTCTCTGCCACGATCTGCGCTGCCCATTACTGGCCTCCCATCTGTGCGGCTGAGTAGATGCGCCCAGCGGCTTTCTTCGCGCTGGTGATCTGTTCCTGCGTTAGCTGCACGCCCTTGTCGATGTCGCACATCACAACGTAGATCAGCGAGGCATCCGACTTTGAGCAGGCCAACACGTCTGCGGCGTTGAATGGCATCCTCCTGGGCTTACGCACTTCGTCCGGTGCACGGTCTGGCATCAGGTCGCTCAGTGACAATCCAAGCGCACCAACAATGTTTTCAACTGAACACTCAGCGAAGCAATGGACAAGGATTTTTCCTTCGTCCACTTCCCTGATCGTCATTGACGGGCTTTTGTCATCGTGTGCGGGGCAGCAGGCTATCCATGAATCTGTTCCGGTGCGCTTTGCTTTCTGTAGCCGTGAAACGAAGTTATCCAGTTTGTTACTCATGCCTGCCTCCTGATAATCTCGGCACGCTCTGCTGGGCTGGAGGCTTTCCACTGGCTGAATGGGTATCCTGTTGGGCAGACTAGAGCGACAGAAACCGCTACCACTGCAACCTGTCCGGCGTACTGCGCGAACTTCTCAGCATTGAACAGTGTTGCAGGTCGCAGATAATCACGCATTTTTGAATCTGCGCTCCACTCGCTTACCTTGAAATCAATAACCCGCTTAATCTCCGCAAGTGTTGCGCCTTCCCTCAACCGTGCCGCGACCAACTTCGTGTTCGCCTCGACTAGATGGAAGTTTGTTCCCGCCTTTTCGTTGAGATATGAAATAACCTCGGATGTTTCTGCGCCGTTGGTTTTAGGTTTTGAAGTTTTGGGCGCTGACTCGTCGGGTTTGCCCGACAATGGTTTTGATTCTTTATGGTTAGTGGTTATTGGTTCTTGGTTATTGGTTATTGGTTTATGGTTAGCATTGCCATCGCTATGCGTTCGCATTGCGTTCGCATCTTTCTCCCATCTTGACTTGGCTGAAAGGCTTGCTTTCTCGGACTTTTTCCGATAATTAACAAGTTTTTCCTCTACGTCTTTGTGAAAATACCCATCTTCACGTAGCTCAAAAAAATCACGAAGTACATTTTTAAGCGCCTGCTGTTCATCCGTAGTGCGAGCGCAATGCGAACGCATAAGCTGAGCATCGTCTGCGCATAGTGGCTTTTCTTCAAGATAGTAGGTATCAAGTAGCGCACGGTATGCTCCATGTTCTAACATGGTTAAATGCCCTGTGCGCCTTCGGTAGTTTCCAATATTGAACTGGTAATAATGCATATCAGGCCTTAAGTTTTTCAACCATCCAAAGCCCGGCTACCCACTGAATTCCTTTAGGTGTAAACTTGGCCTGATTGTAAGCATGCTCGTTTTCGCTAATACCGGCTTTGACTTCAAACCGGCCGGCGTCTAGGTGATTTCCATATGGCGTCAGCTTTCCATCAAGTCGATACATGATTTTTTTGTCAATCAGGAATTCGCGGAATTCTGGCTCTTTGACTTTGAGTAGTTTGCAAACGTCACGGAATACTTTGCTGCCGGATGAGTCAACATAACGCTCCATAAACTCGACGGCGGGCTTTTGTTGCTCAATGAGTAGGGTTTGAGCTTCGATTGTTTCCGCTTGCTCTGCGGCCAATCGTAGTGCGCCTGATAGGGTAGTAGGGATGTTGAATTGCTGCTTTGCTTCGAGTTCTTGCCAGCGGTCGATTATTTTTGCGCGCATTTCGGCGCTATACCCTGCTACAACAACCATTGTATCTCTGAATGTAAGCAAAAATTCAGGATAAACTTGACCATTCTGGATATGCTTGTATGTGGTCTCGTTCCCAGAAACGATACCTCGTTTGATTAATTCCCGAATAGTTTTTAATACACTGTCATGTGAAGTTTCTGCAATTACTGCAATTTCACGGCTTGACATTGTTTTTACTTCGCTTAAAACTGGATACATATTTACCCCAAAAAAAAGGGCTACAGATACATCCTCACCTTTCGGTGTTGGTCGAACGGACAGCGCCGCCAGGATGTATGTGTAGCCCCGCTGTTAATTGGCGACCAAGCCAAGTTGTATTATCCTACATCGTTTAGTTATCGTCAACTATGTTATTGCCGTGTGTGTCAACTATGTTTTAGCCTTAATATACTTCAAGTTCGTAAACATTTAATCCTTAAGGTTCGATTCCTTGCTTAATCCCTTGCTGTTTATTTCAGGACGGGCACCGGATATGCCGCCCGAGTAGCCATAGCGTCCTATAGCGATACACAACTACCAACAATGATCTGCACTACTACTTGCAAGTCGATTACCACCAGAAAACCAGTGGAATAATGCAGATCATTGTTGAGCCTCTTTCGAAGCTCGAATTTATTTAAAATAGGTGTAATTATGCCTTTAAATTGAGTTATACACCGATTTAGGTGTCTAACATTAAGTTAGAGCGCATGAGTTCGCGCAGCTTTATCGCCTGCACTGCAACCGCTTCGGCCTGCTTGCGCCCATCGCGTTCGCCTGCCTTGTATGCGGCCTGTGCAACTTCATCGTATCCAATACCGAAACGCTCCGCGCGGCTCTTGAATGTTTGGTACAACTTGCTTCGTTTTTTCCAGTCTGCAAAGCTCATGCTTTCCTCCAATAAAATGCGCTCTAACCTTACGTTCGAGAGCGACGCCGCAAAAGCGCGGCGCGCCTCAACTACACGTTAGCCGCCTTAAATTCGTGGCACTCACACAAACTATGTTCTACCCATCCCGAATATGCGGCTCCATCAAACTCTGGAGGCATGCAAATCCATCCTTTATGTTCTTGGCATACGCATCCATGCTTTTCTTTACGTAACTCCCACGCTGTTGTGCAGTGGTGAAAATCTTCAATATGCCATGCGCAATTGCAGCAGCAGCGACCATTGTTGTTTTCTTTTTGGCAATCTGTACTCATATTTCTCCGATCTGGTGGCTAACTTTCCGTTCGAGCGGGACGCTGGTGAAGCGTCGCGCCCCTCAACTACACGTTGTGCGTCATCATAATTGCATCTCGTACTGCATCACGAATATTCGCACCGTTATCTTCTAACTCTGCGTCTGCTCTATCAGCACATGCAAGACGCTCGGTAACCATTACGAGGTTATGCTCGATATGGTTTACATTCATCAATCGTTCTATTTCATCTGCCGCTGCGGTAAATGAATTTCTCATCACTTCACTTTTAGCCACTTGCGCCATATACCTGCATCGTTCCACTATATTTTTAAAACATTTTTCTTCCATGTTAATATCTCCGTTGAAAGTTGACGCACAACCCGGCGTTCAACTCGGACTCGCTAAAGCGAGCCGGTTAACTTTACGTTAGGCTCCACAATCACACTTTCCAAGATATTCTCCATCAGCCCTATGAACATCGCCAGTTCCATCGCAATATTCACAATTAGGCTCTGCTACCACTTGATTATTTATTGCACCGCACTGCTGGCATTCTGTGTGTGTCAATGCGCTGAACGGGCCTTTCCAAATTACGATTCCTCCACATGTACTACAAATCATCACGCACCTCTCTTTTAAAAATCAGCCTAACTTTCCGTTCGAGCGGGACGCTGGTGAAGCGTCGCGCCCCTCAACTACACGTTGGGGGACTTGGGCTTCCAGTGTGTCGCATCAATTCCGCTGGAATATTCCTCGCCGATGTCATTGAAAATGCCTTCCACGATCAGAGTCCCATCTGTAACTAGCACAGGGGCGATCACGCTTGCCTTCTCCCACCCATGTCTTGTTGCCACAAGCATGTCCACTCTTTCGGTTGGCAGCCGTTCCGCTAAACTTATCCATCCGTCCCCCAACCCGGCGGTCGAGAGCGACTGCCCTGAAGCGCTTCGTTCATCCTGCATCTGTGTCTGGTCGTTCATAGCTTCGTTCATCCTTTTGCGGTTGGCAGCGCCTCACCTATCACGTTAGGCCCTCAGTTGCCCACATTCTTTTGCGTAATTTTTCCACCAAGCCAGTCGCTCGGTGAGTTCTGGCAAAATGCCAGTTGGGTTTGTTTCGAGCGCGATAATTTGCTCAAGGTCGGCAATCATTTGTTTAAGGCTGAATCCCATGTTTTTTCTCCTGCGCACTCGTCAAGGGTGAGTGCCTAACCCATCATTCAAGCGCGACGCCTATCGGCGCGCCTTAATTCACACGTTGGGCACTACAATTAATGGCACGGCGTTCATTGTGTTTGGAGAACGAAAAAACATAGCACCGCCATGTTTATCCACATTCATCCATGCGGCAGGTTTAGCTTCTAATATCATCTGTTCAAAAGCCTTCAACCTGTCATATTCATGTTGTAAAACAGGGCTACCATTTTCATCTGTTGCGGCAGCTAAATAGTCCATCATCTCGGAAATTTTACTCATGCTATGCTTCCTTTCTTCGTAGTTACGTTTCAGCCCAACCCGGCGTTCAACTCGGACTCGCTAAAGCGAGCCGGTTAACTCTACGTTGGGCGGAATTAAACAATTTGCGCAAGTTCCTGGATCATGCTCTGTAAACTCATCGCCACATTCACATGTTGCAAGTTTTTGCAGTCTCTTTATTTCTGCGCTTTCCCCGTGTGTAGGACAATCTCGCATTGCCCCTATGAAAGCGCACTTATCACGCTTTTTAATTTCATCGCACAATTTTTCAATTTCAAGTGATGAAGTTTTTACAAGTTCCTCATACGCATCAGCGATTTTTAATCGTGCCCATCGTTGCGTATCTTCGTCAAATCCGTATGGATTGCGAATTATAGATAACGCATAATCAATTGATGTTACAGTTCCGTTCATTTTAATCCTTTCGTTGCCCAACCCATCGGTGAAGCGGGAGCCGCTAGAAGCGCGTGACCCCTTACCTCACACGTTAGGTTGCTCAGATGAGTAGAAGAAGTCCGAACCTTGCGCTAGAGAGGATTCGCACCTCTGGCATTCCAGCTCTCGCACCATCATTTAAGATGGCCCTGCGGGTACTGCCGACACAATTAAAATTGTGCTGCCCGTCCAACTCGATCTACTCATTTCAGCAACCTAACTTTACGTTCGAGCGGGACGCTGGTAAAGCGTCGCGCCCCTCAACTACACGTTAGAGGTCGTTCCCATCATGCGCTTAATCGCTTTTTGGGTTTCTTCCTCCGCCCGCTCAAAGTTCCAGCGTTGCGCCAACACCGCGCCTTCCACGTCTTGCTTTTGTTGATGCACCGCTTGCGATGGCGTTCCCGCATACCCGACCTGCATCCCGCCTTGATGTATCCCACGAGCTACGATCATAGCCAACCTCTAACCCGGCGTTCGAGCGCACGGGTAACGGCGGGGTCGTTTTTAGCTTCGATCATGGTTTCTCCTCGCGCCGTTCCCCGGCGCTCAACTTTACGTTAG